ATGACAAAGATAGAAACAAAAGCTCAATACGATTGGGCAGTAAAAAGAGTTGAGGAATTACTTCCACTGGTTACAGATGAAACCCCTCTGGATAATCCTCACAGTATAGAGTTAGAATTACTTTCTAATCTCGTTGCAGATTATTCTGAGGAGCATTTCGCACTGGGAGAACCAACGCTGGTTGATGTCCTCAAACTTCGTATGTATGAGATGGGACTTAATCAGAAATCTTTAGCAAAATTAATCGGAGTCAGTCCTTCACGCTTGAGTGATTATATTTCCGGTAAATGTGAACCGACCTTGAAAGTAGCCCGCGAAATCAGCCAGAAATTGAATATTGACGCCAATATAGTACTGGGTGTTTAATATGAGTATAGAAAACAGAAAAACCGCTTAATTCACCATGGAATAAGCGGTTTTAAGTCGGAGCCGAAAGCGGGACTCGAACCCGCGACTTACTCATTACGAATGATTATCTAAGAATTATATAAAATCACTGTGTATCAGTTATTTATAATTTAATTTAAGCTGAATAAGGATACTCATTAGAACATTTTTTTCTACTTGAATGCCTTCCCTATCCTGTCACCGGATACCCAGCCATCGCCGAACTGGCAGTTCTTGATGTCTACAATATAGACTCCTTTTATCTCCAGTCCTTTACCTTGTGCTTCTTCCAAGTATGTACGTGCATAAGCATCAAAGTTTGCTCCAGAATAAGCATCAACTGCAAGGATTAGAAAGTTCGCGTCGGTCAGTTCGCCTTTGTAGATTCCTATATCGGCATCCACAAGACTCTGAACGTATCTGTCGGCTTTATCCTTCTGTTTCTGGGACGGCTTGTTCCCTCCGCAACTTGTAAGTGATAAGAATAGTGCAAATAGTAGCGTCTTATTCATGGCTATTCCTCCATTTTCCCATTTCTGAATGCCATAACCCACCAGTCTCCTCCTTTATCTACGGCACCTCTTGATGCAGTACTTTCCGAGTAAAGATTATAAGCGTTTCCGTTAAGGCTGTTTTCTGTTGCACTCCACCAATAGTTGTGCTTCCCCAAAGGTGTGTTTATATATGATTGCCCTTGTGCGTAGGCTCTCATTTCATCTAATGACGGCAGATGCCATTCCATGTTATTCTCCGGGTCGTGATTCATTTCGATACAATATGCGAAAGCAGGATAATTCTTATAAGAATCCTGACCATTTGTTGTTTTTTCGAGGTCGTATATTGCTTGGGTTATTTCTTTCCCAGACAATCCAGACTCGCATAACGCTTTATGTCTATACATTGCATTAGACACTGCCCACTGAAGACGTTCTGGGCTTATTGGCTTTCTTGCTTGTGAAACACAGATACTTCCAATTCTTACATCGTTAATAGATATAAGAATCGTATCAAACCTGTGTCCTACTTCTATATCTTGATTTTCTAAAGCTGTAAATGTAATTTTGTTTCCGTTTAATTTTAACTTTGAAATCCAATAGGAATCATCTTTAACTGTTAATATTGCTCCTTCTTTTTCAATATCCCTTGTCAGCTCTATTTCTTGGTCTGAATTATGGTAATTTAGACTTATATTATCTAATTGTGGCAATGGCTTGATTTGTTCCGTTGTTAAATTACCATCTTCTTTTGAGCACGAAGCAAGACAAATGGTTAAAGCAAATAAAGGTAAAAATGTTTTCTTCATAACATTATTGGATTAGTTTATGTAATTTAATCTCGTTATTTCATTGTGTTCATTCTAATACTCAATTTTACTAAGGCCATAGCTCTCACAGAAGACAATGGAAAATCTTTTGGTTGATGGTTTTGATTGTAACTTACCAGTTTTATCCAGTCTTCACCTTTTTCTGAATGCTGGACGTATTTTACAGTTAAGTATTCATCTCCATCCAGATCTATTGACACAAGGTACATTTCTCCAAAAGAAAATATGACTCATTTCTAAAGGTACCTCCTTATATGCTACGATGTCACCAGATTTAAGTAATGGATACATGGAATCCCCTTTGACATAAACAGCTCCATCGCATTTGGGGATATTTGGAATATTAATTTGTCCAAGGATATTCTGGTCTTTATTATCGAAGAGGGATTTCAAGTTTGCAGCAGCTTCAACATCATAAAGGGTTATCAATCCATCTTCTTCAGCTTTTTCTATGCTCTTTGGGTGAAATATTTGAGTAACTTCAGGTTGCTGTCGCAAAGGTGTTCCACGGCCAGTTAAGATATAATTAGCATCAACATCAGAATATTTACTAAGGAATGGCATTAAGATTTTTGTAGAAACTTCATTTGTTTCACCATTCCTCAATTTGACCATCATGTTTTTTGTGATACCCTCAACATCCGTGTAAACCCTGTAGTCAGTTAGATTGAGAGCTTCCATGGTTTCATAAAACCGTTCTTTTACAGAATTTCCCATAATTAGTTGCAATTTTATTTGATAGTATCTTTAAGGATACTATCTTTGTACTGTAACAAGTACGAGATGTTACAGAAACAATTAGTTAAACATTCCTCCTAAGAGGTTTAAATACATCTCCAGATAGCCCGTACCTATTGTGAGAGTAACTTGTAACATAATGATATCATTTATTATTAGCTCATTAAGTATTGTTATCAATCTTGTAATAATCTATATGAATTACAAAATGGATGAGAAAATTGATGAGAATAATAAAAAAATCAGGAAGTTACTAGAAGACTAAATTTAATGCTTGTGTTCTTTCTCTTCCATGACCAAACTCGTCATCCCATACTAATCGAATGATTGGAGCTGGATTATGTCCTTCAAATAAAATCATAACTATATCGAAATGATCCCCTTTGTTTAATAATGGATAAGAGGCTTGTTTTACCATTAATTGAATACCAGAATCATCATCTAATATGTCATCTGAGTAAATCTTTATATTACGAGCGAGTCCTTTTCCATTATTGAATACGCGTATTCTCCATCCATTATTTCCAGTTTTGAATGCGTTGGCACATATTTCTGCTTTTTTTTCTTCTTCCTCATCCTTTTTGTTTTTCAGTAAGGTGTATTCATTAATTTGAAGCTGCTGTTTATTAAGCTTTCTCCTTGTGTTCCAAGTATATATTCCTGCAAATACGGAGACAAAAAGGCTAACTAATGATATAATATCAGATATTTCCATTATTTGATTTTGATTTCCTTGTTTATTTCTTTGAATACTTTTTTAAGTTCTGTTTTTACAATCTTTTCTGCATCCTCTTGAACTTGATGAAAAATATCTTCTTGAACATCTTGATTGTATTCAAGGAGTTCATTATAACCACCTAAGTACTCGCGTCCACATGTATTGCATTTTATATAAGATTGGTCTTTATTAAATTCAAAATCTTCACCTGCACAAGTTATACATCTTAGTTTTGCTTCATAATACTTCTTCATATAATACTGTATTAAGGCTCTTAACAGTTAAATAATGTTTTGTGGTATCTAAAAAGAAACTATTTGTTTTGTTGGTTTCTTTTTAGATACTATATTTGCATATCGAAACTTTGATACGAAACAAATATAGTAAAAAACAACTAACCCTCACACGATTATGAAAAGAAATGTATTACACGAGATTATGAGTCTTGCATGGCAGTTGGTAAAGAGAAACGGTTTCTCTATGAGTGAAGCAATGAAATGCGCCTGGGCAAACATGAAGCTGAAAGCTGCAATGAAGCAAAGAATAGTAAAGTTCTACTTCAAAAAGGTAGATGGTTCTGTTCGTGAAGCCTACGGCACGCTGAAAGAAAATCTGATACCAGCCACATCAGGTGAAAGCAGAAAGAAAAATGACACTGTTCAGGTGTACTTCGATACAGAGAGACAAGAATACAGATGCTTCAAGAAAGCTAACCTTTTAAATATCGCATGACTATGACACGCCACGAAATCGAAGAAGAACTTGACGGGCTGTACAAAGACCTGAACTTCGCCTACAACGCAGATGAAGAGACTTTATGCAGGGCTTTCAACGTTGACAGCAAGCAAGAATACATCAAAGCACTTACTGAAGAGGTGGACAAATACGAAGCCCTTCTTGAAGAATACAACCTGCCTGAAGATGATGGCATGGACTACATTAACCTTCAGTTATCACAAGGCATGGCAGTGACGCGCTGGTAACTCACCTACTGCTGACGGACTGAACGGCAACCGATAGCGAGAATCGGGCAGGGTTCTACTTGATTGGTTCTTTGACATGATGGAAATTTAGGCTTACCGTTAAGCCTGACGTGAAACGGACGACTGAGTAGCGATAACGGATGTGTGAAAAGAGTATGAGTAAAGGGCTGCACTAAGCAAACGCAGCATACGAATCACACAGATAACAAAAAGACACTTATACGATTGCAGGTGGCCGTAGGCCGGCTACAAAGACAATCTTCACTGATTAGACACCAGCAAGAACTATATATACCGTGGCTTACCAGACCTTTGATAAGCAGTAAGGCAACCACCGGAACGCCCACGGGAACGATATTTAATACACACGGTTATGAAAATACTACTTTTTCTCTGTGCATTGTCCGTTCTGGTAATGCACTTCAATCAAGACCTGTCTGCTATGTACTGGATAGGATTTGTCGGGTTTATAATCACTGGTTTTTCAATCGCAAACAGACTGGACAATGAACGAGCTGCAAGAAACAATAAAAAGCATCTGTGATGAATTTGCGGACATCAGTGCCATTCTGGCGGCACGTTCGCGAGAACTGGACAGACGGGAGCTGTTCGATAAGAAGATAGAAACCGAAATCAATAACATTAAAAAGAATAGACATGAAAACAAATGAGGAATTACAGGGTATGACGCATGATGAACTCGTGGCATACACACAGAATCTGCAACGCGAATCCGAAGAATACAGAAAATCAATGCTGTATTACATGGAAGAAGAGAAAAAGATTGAATCGAAGTTTGACAACTTCAAGAACATGGTCAAATCGCTGGTTGCACTAGTCGATTAGTTTTTATGGGTTATAGAAAATGGGTAGATGCCGGGCCGTAAAGTCCGGCATTTTTATTGGCAGATAGTTCAGGAGGTAGAACACCATGTAAGGGATAGCATGGAAGTCACGGGTTCGAGTCCCGTTCTGCCAGCAAACAATCAAATACTTAACTATGGTTAGAGAAATTACAGTAGACGAAAACTACCAGACAGTACGTCTTTTTGACGAAATGAAGAAAGGGGACATCTACAAGGTTCCCTATGACAAGAAACGGCACAACGGAATCAAGCTGGAAGCATCACGCCGCAATCGTGACCTTCGCTTGATCGGGATACTTAAAAACAAAATGGACGTGAAGTACCGGGTATCAGCAACAGAGTATCCGGGTTTCTCGGCAATTATCTGCTTAAAATAAAATGCTTATGATAAACGAAGATGTATTGAAAATCGTCTTGAACAACAAGTCCTTCGGGAAATACGAAGCAGCTTCGATAGTAGGCGGCCTCAAAAGGCTGAAAGAGTTGTGCGAATCCGGAAGGATAAGATACAAGACCAAAGAAGGCGTACCACACAGCAGATGGGCTTGTAATGCCTGGGACGTGATAAAACATGCAAAATTGATGTATTAATATATTATTTTAAAACTATTGCGTTATGAGTTTGATTAAGAAATCCAATGAATTAGTAATTCCTTCCACCGTTAAGATGATGATTTACGGTCAGGCAGGTATGGGTAAGACAACAGTAGCATTGAGCGCACCGAAACCGCTGCTGCTCGACTTTGACAATGGTGTGAAACGTGTGAATATGGCACATCTGGACGGTATAGACATCGTACAGGTAAGTTCATGGCAGGATGTACAACAGGTATTGCAGGAAGACCTTTCGGCCTATCAGACAATAGTTGTGGACACCATCGGAAAGATGATGGATTTCATCATTTCTTACAAATGCGGTACACGACAGCCGCAAATCAAGGACTGGGGAGGTATCAACGCTGAGTTCTCATGGATGACACGAACCCTTTCATCACTGAACAAGAACGTAGTGTTTGTGGCCCACCGTGACACTCGGAAAGAAGGTGACGACACCGTGTTCATACCTGCTTTAAGAGAAAAATCGTACAACTCTATTGTTACGGAACTTGATTTGCTGGGGTATCTGGAAATGCGCAATGAGAACGGTGTGCAGAAGCGTACAATCACATTTGACCCCACATCAAGAAATGACGGGAAAAACACCTGCAATTTGCCGGGACTGATGCAGGTGCCTACAATTCTTGACAAGAATGGAAATCCCACTGCCAAGAACGACTTTATCACTGCAAAGGTAATCATGCCCTACCTGAGCATGTTGCAGGTAAAGAAAGAAGAAGCTGCAAAATATGATAAGGTCATAGCTGAAATCAAAGAGAACATCGAACTTATTACTGATGCCAGTTCTGCAAATGAGTTTGCGTCAAGAATTAATGAGTTTGAGCATGTAGGCAGTTCCTTGAATATGGCCAGAAATCTGTTTTCAGTAAAAGTAAAAGCTCTCGGGCTGGTATTCGATAAAGAGACAAAGACTTATGCAGACAAAGCAGCCTAAATTCAAGTTCTATGCTACACTTTTGGATGCCTTTACAAGCTATCTGAAAAGTGATGCCATCTGGGAAAGGTATGGGGATTCAGTGAGAATCCCCACATACCCCCGAAGAGTTCAGACAGCAGCAGTTTCAGAGCCTGATTGACACTATAAACCGTGTCCCGTTTGATAGTGAAGCAGCCGACAAGGGAACGGCTTTCAATGAGGTAGTCGACTGTATGGTTGAAAACAGGAAATCAGACAAGGTACAGGTGGAAAGACTATTGTCAGACATGCAGGATGGCAAACAGACATTGGTCGGGCTGAGAGCCACCTATAAATACCGTCAGTTCGATTTCCCTATCTCAATCTGCCGTGAGTTTGCAGACTATTACAAAGGGGCCTTGACCCAGCAACGGGTTAAAGCAGTTTTGCCAACATGCTTCGGAGGAGTTCTTCTATATGGTTATATAGATGAACTGATGCCGATGTCAGTACATGACATAAAAACTACCGGAAGTTACTATGTAGGTAAGTTCAAAGACCACTGGCAGCACATGGTTTATCCATACTGTCTGATGCAGAACGGAAGTGATGTAAGGTCATTTGAGTATAATGTTACGGACTTCAAATCAACCTATACTGAAAGCTACACTTTCGTACCGGCACGGGATATACCTATCCTTATAAATCATTGTGAGGACTTTATCCGGTTCTTGAATGACAACAGAGATTTGATAACCGATAAGAAAATTTTTGCAGAAGATGCCTAATCAAATAACTGGACGGCTGGTCTATATTGGCCAGCCCCAAGAAATCCCATCCAAAAGCGGTGGCAACCCGTTTGTGAAACGTGAATTTATTCTTGATGCCACAACCTATGACCCCTATACAGGTGAACGAAGCCAGTACGAGAACGTCCTGCCACTTGAAGTAAGTGGTGACAAATGTGCCGAACTTGACCAGTTCAGAACCGGTGATGTAATAACGGTTTCCTTTGCCCTGCAAGGTCGGGAATGGACAAATCAGGACGGACAACTAAAACGCATGGTGTCCATCAGCTGCTATAAACTGGAAGGCCGTCAGCCAATGCACCAGCCAGCACCCATGCCAGCACAGCAACCGGCACCGTCACAAACGCCACCCATGGCACAGGCATTTCCACCTGATGTAGATGCGAACGGAAATCCCAAAGACGACTTACCGTTCTAGCCTATGAGCATATTCAATCTGAAGAATGAATACGATATACCCAAGTTCAAGGCTTATGTAAACAAACTGTTCCAGGAGCATGCAGTTGTGGAAGTGAGAAAGAAGCTTCCTAACCGCACGCTATCCCAGAACAGCTATTTGCATCTGCTTTTAGGGTATTTCGGTAGTGAGTACGGTTGCAGCCTTGACGAAGCAAAGATAGACTTCTATAAAAGGATTTGCAACGTGATTTGTTTGAGAGAAAGACGGTCAACAAGAGAGGAAAGGAAGTAACCTATCTGCGAAGTTCTGCAGAACTGACAACAGGTGAAATGACTTTGAGCATTGACCGTTTTCGTAACTGGAGTGCATCTGTGGCCGGCATCTATCTGCCTTCGGCCAACGAACAGCAGATGCTAATTTTTGCACAACAAGAAATCGAACGTAATAAAGAGTTTATTTGACTATGGACAAATTTTTAGGACAAGACATCCCTGAACAGGAGCGATGGCAGTTCCTTCAGGACAACGCCGATGCGGTAGAGAAAATCGGATATACTCACCGATTCACCCCTGAAGAACTGGCTCAGAAGAAAGAGACTTTGGCCGAGGTATCAATCACCATCAACGATGTCGAGATGGAGAAGAAAGAGGCTATGGAGAGTTTCAAAGAACGCCTAAAGCCTTTGAATGAAGAAAAACAGGAACTTTTGGACCACATCAAAAGAGGTTCGGAGTTCGTCGAGAATGAAGAATGTGCAAAATTCCTATACCATAAAGAAAAGATGGTAGGATTCTACAACAAGTTAGGTGAACTGGTTTATAGCCGCCCAATCATGCCACAAGAAATGCAGAAGACAGTATTTAGTATTAACCGTAAAACTGGAACAGAATCATGAGTGAAAACAAAATCAATTTGGTAGTACCGAAAGAGTACAATGGTACCCCCATCGAAGTAGTATTGAGAGAAGGTAAAGCATCCGTAGCCCTTGACCCGAAAGAACCGGAGAGAGTAGTTATCAATGGAACGATAGAAGCACCCTTCAGATGGCTGGAAAAGCGTGTCGAACTGATTAATCAGAAATCGGCCAATATCATTGTGAACCGTGATAAGATGTGTCTGGCTTTGACTATTGATGAAACCAATTATTACCAGACAGTAATTAGTGGAGTTTTACAGGCTTCAAAGGAAATGCAGGAGTTCGGTATCAATGCGGAAAGGAAATGGGAACCTATCAAATTGTCCCAGTTCTTCAAGATGCACCGTGCCTTCTTCAAGGATAAGTCTGAGAACATGATGCTGGTTTCCACTTTGAAGAACTTCAAGGCGAAAGTGAATCAGGATATAGAACGTAGCAAAGAGGAAAACGGGAACAAGACGGATAACTATTCTCAAGTGGTTGATTCCAATCTGCCAAAATCGTTCAAACTGAATATCCCTCTTTTCAAAGGTTTTGCCTGTGAAGAAATCGAAGTTGAAATCTACGCCGATGTGGATGGGCGGGAAGTTTCCCTTTCTTTGGTTTCTGCCGGTGCGAATGAGGCCATTGAAGAATACAAGAATAAGGTGATTGACGAACAAATTGAAGCAATCAAAGGTGTTGCACCTGACATCGTAATCATCGAAGTATAATTGACAGCCCGGAAAGACGGGCATCTGGTACCGTGGCGGAACTGGTAGACGCGTCTCAAAATGAGATGGCATAAGGTTGAGAGTGGCCATGTTAAAGCCTTTGTAAGTCCTTGCAGGTTCGAATCCTGCCGGTATCACAAACTAAAATTATGTATTATGCCGTATTACATCAAGAAACCTAAAAAGAGGAAAGAAAAGCCTTTGCCGTTATTTGACAAGGCAGGTATCAAGATTAAGAAGAAGCCGGATTTAGTGGCCAAACTCGACAAAGTTTTCAGCCGCTATATCCGGCTTCGCGATTGTATGCCGAACGGGTATTTCCGCTGTATCTCATGCGGTCAGATAAAGCCATACGAACAGGCAGATTGTGGACACTTCTATTCACGCCGACACATGGCTACACGGTTTGACGAGGATAACGCCCACGCAGAATGCCGGGCGTGCAACCGGTTCAGTGCCGACCATCTGATACAATATGAAAAGAATCTGAAAGCTAAAATCGGGCAACTACGATTCGACAAGCTGGCATGGAGAGCAAGGCAGGCGAAGAAATGGACTGATTTTGAATTAATCGAACTCACCAAGTATTACAAGGCTTTGGGAAACAAACTGAGTAAGGAGAAAGGATTATGAGTTATGTTTTACGGGATTACCAGCAGAAGGCCAGTAATGCAGCGGTCAGCTTCTTTGCTAACAGGGCCAAGAAGAACAATGCCATCATGGTGCTGCCTACCGGAGCCGGTAAGAGTCTTGTGATTGCCGACATCGCCAGCCGTCTTGAAGGGCACACGCTGGTATTCCAGCCAAGTAAGGAGATACTCGAACAGAACTATCTGAAGCTCTGTTCGTATGGTGTTCTGGACTGTTCCATCTACTCTGCCTCATTCGGGCGAAAGGAGATTTCAAGAATAACTTTCGCCACTATCGGAAGCGTAGTCAACCATCCGGAACTCTTCCAGCATTTTCAGAATATCATCATCGACGAGTGCCATCTGGTTAACCCGAAAGACGGAATGTACAAGAGATTTCTTTCGATGCTGAAATGTAAAGTTCTTGGATTGACGGCTACGCCCTACCGTCTTTAATCAAGCAGGGATTTCGGCAGCATGTTGAAGTTCATCACACGCACACGCCCGTGCGTGTTCTCTGAGGTAATCTATCAGGTTCAAATCTCTACTCTATTGGATATGGGGTATCTTTCGAAGCTGAACTATTATCCGATGAATCCTTTGGGATGGAACGAACTTAACCTGAAGGTGAACACTACCGGAGCCGACTACACGGACAAGTCTGTAGTAAAAGAGTATGAGCGTATCGACTTCTACGGGTTTCTGGTGAGCATCGTCCAAAGGCTTATGAATCCCAAGAGCGGTGTAAAACGAAAAGGTATATTGGTTTTCACCCGTTTTTTGAAGGAAGCAGAACGCCTTACCTGGTCTATTCCCGGAACAGCAATCGTTTCAGGAGAAACACCGAAGAAGGAACGCGAACATATCCTTGAAGCGTTCAAGGCCGGAGAGATACCCGTTGTGGCCAACGTAGGTGTACTTACTACCGGATTTGACTATCCTGAACTGGATACGATTGTCATGGCCCGTCCGACAATGTCGCTGGCTCTTTGGTATCAGATAGTCGGTCGTGCTATCCGTCCGCATCCTAACAAGGAGGCTGGCTGGATCGTTGACCTTTGCGGGAATCTGAAACGATTTGGCGAAGTCAAGGATTTACGCCTGGTGGATAGCGGAAACGGCAAATGGGCCGTGTACTCCAATAGCAGACAGTTGACTAACGTAAGATTCTAAGATTATGGAAGGATATATAAAACTAAGCCGCAAGTTCTTCTCGAATGATATGTGGAATGAAGCCCGGACTTTTAGCAGTTGCGAAGCGTGGCTTGACTTGATTCAGTCAGCACGATTTGAGGCAACGCCCCGTATGGAGAGTATCGGAGGTCGAGAAGTCTCTTATACAAGAGGACAATATCCTGCATCCATAAGATTCTTATCAAAGCGTTGGAAATGGTCTGAGAGGAAAGTACGGACATTTCTTGCCTTTCTGAGAAGAGAGAACATGATAACTCTTTCCAAGGAACAAGGAATGAATGTAATAACCTTGGTAAAGTACAATGAGTATAATGGCTCAGAGTCTGACACAGCATGTGACACAAGCAATGACACAATGAGTGGCACAAATATCATTCAGGAAATCAATAATTTACGAATGCAAGTGACACAGCTAATGACACAAGTGGCGACACAGCAGGTGACACACCCTGCAAAAGAGCCAGAAAAGCGACACACGGGTGACACAAAGCAAATAAAGGAGAAGAATATTATTAAAGAAACTACTACTAACGTAGTAGCAAAGAAAGACGCGGCTAAAGCCGCTACTCTCTCCCGGAAAGAATCCTTCTACCAGTCGTTAGTCCCTTATGTCGGCCAGTACCCGAAAGAAATGATTCGGGCTTTCTTCGATTACTGGAGCGAACTTAACAAGTCAGAAACCAAGATGCGCTATGAACTGGAAAAGACCTGGGAGCTTCCAAGACGGCTGGCGACCTGGGTCAGTCGTGAGAAAGTGCCTTCGAAAACAGATGTGGGCATAGTTCTGAAGGATAATTCACCGGAAAAATACAAGAAAGGCTGGTAAACATGGAACAGATAAATTTTCAACAGACAATAGAACGGCTTAAAGATACGGCTTCTCCCCTATTCCTAACGTCGTACAGGTAACCGTTCCGGATGCCAAAAGAGTTCTCTGGGCCGGTATCAGGTACTTCACTGGAGAAAATGCCAGATGGCTTCCTGAGTACGAAGAAGTGGCAGAATGGCTGGCCGGCAATGAAGGTCGCGGACTTCTGTGTTTCGGCAACTGCGGACGCGGAAAGACCCTTATCTGCGGAAAGATTCTCCCTTTGGTTCTTAACCATTACTGCCGCAAGGTGGTAAGCTGCTACGATGCACAGCAGATGAACGCTGATTTGGACGCGTGAAGCAAAAACACATCATCTACGTTGACGATATAGGGACAGAGAATCTTAGCGTCAAATACGGCGAAAAAAAGGCTTGCATTCGCTGAGCTGGCAGACGAAGCCGAGAAGAAAGGAAAGCTTCTTATCCTGACCACCAACCTCACGATAGACGAGCTGAGAGAGAAATATGGGGAAAGAACCATTGACCGGCTGAGGGCGATAACGAAAACCGTCCTCTTCAGCGGTGAAAGCCTGAGAAAATGATATGAAAATCACAATCAACTGGGTAACTCGTGACTGGAACCTGATCAGGAGGTTACGTGAGAAATACCGTCTCCCACAATACATGAACGTGAACGGACTCACAGAAGCAGAGGTTGACGAAGAGACATTAAGCAATCTCCGCAAGGGTGAGCCAAAGTATTTAATCATCAGAAAAGTAGAGAAATGACAAGACAAGAATCAGAAAGAAAGCTCAATGAACTGAGAAAGAAGTATATCGCTTTGATTTCATCCATGAACTTTGCCAAAGCACAGAAAATCAAGAACAAGATTGACTCCCTTGAAAGAGAGCTGGAACCGCATTCTTTGGGAGAACTTCTTCAGGACTATACCCCGGAGTTCAAGGTAGAAATGCTTCGTAAGATGCACAAGCTGTTCATCTATTCAGACTTACTTGAGGGTGCGGCACTGGAGTTCCAGTCTGAACTTGAATCAAACGGAATAGATGCTCAGGTAGTTTTTCAGGTAAAGCGCGTACTGAAAGAACTGAGAAGCATAGAACGAATACCTGATGAAGAGAAAAACGCTTCACTGTCTGACAACTTTGCCGGGATGTGTGATGAAGCCGGACTTGTAGTGAGTAACATAATCAACAAATATCTTGCAAAATGATAACGGAAAATGACCCAATGCTTCCACGTAAAGTGGATTTGGAGAAGAACCTTCTGGAACCGAACTGAAAATCGCCCAGCATCGGGAACTGGAGAAACATGGAAAGTATGTAGCTATCCCAGGCGACAAGACACAGACGCGAATTTTCGTCCGCAACGGTGAGGATGCGGAAAAGAAGATAGCTGCTTACTTGGAGAGAATCAACAACCGACCTCAAAGATGGAACTAAAATAATACTATTATGTCAAGTTCAAATTTTGAAACAACAATCCAGCGTATTTGGAGAATCGTGCAAAGACTGATTCTCTCTTTGCCGAAACCTACAGGAAAGCGAACAAGAGTATCGAGGAATGTATCAAGTATATCTACTCGAAAGCCAGAAAGCTGGCAAAAGGAGGAAACGCAGTCGGTGTAGATGATGCAACCGTATACGGATGGGCAGTCCATTACTACGACGAGGATGACATTAAGGTTAAAGATGTGAAAGAACGTGTGGAGGTAGTTGCCCCGACCACAGTACAGGAACCAGTAGTACAAGAACCAGTCAAAGAAGAAAAGCCGGAGCCGGTGAAACAAAAATCTGCAAGAAAGAAAACGAAGCAGGAACTACAAAAGATATTTGATTCAAGACAACTGTCACTATTTGATATGTAACTATGGAAAGAATAAACTTGAATAACTTAGTGCTTGAAATGAGTACACACCTCAGACCTATATCCGAAAAAGAAAAAGAATATGCAAAGACTATATTCCCATCAACCGGATACTACAAGAAAAGCGGTGAAGTGTGGTGCCATTGCTGTGGTAACATAGAATATCAGATTCCTGGTATATTGGAGGTGGATTTAGAATTAGGGTATCAGTGCAGCTGCCTGAATCATCTCATATTAGAACAAAATCAACAGAAAGATAATCTGACAGAATCGAAATATTACTCTGTGGTGCATACTTACAATAAATGGCAGGTAATAAGAACATTTTATGTCCAACGAATAAACCACAAAGGGTATCCAACAAAATATACCATAAATGAAGTTTATCAGAATTGGGTATCACCAGATGGAGAAGAGATAATCGTATCAAAGAGGTACACTCGTGGAGTAAATTTCTTCAAATGGTATTACGACACAGAATATGTAATAAGAAAACACAATAAAAGCTGTAATGGATATTATGTACTTGAAGACGTGTTCGATGTGACTGGTAATTATTTCTATCCAGACTATAACATCACAAGAAAACTACGAAAATACGGATGGTGCAAAGCTATAGAGAAGTTGCCATACGTGTCAGTTGTAGAGTGTATGAAGATGCTGCTGGTATCAAGGCATGCAGAGACAATAGTAAAACAAGGACAGTACGATGTATTCCTTTGGATGGTAAGGAGTAATAAACAAGATTTGGAATATATGCCGCAAATGAATATCTGTCATAGAAACCATTATGTGATAACTGATGCATCAATATACTTTGATACGCTTTCGTTCATGAATATGACCGGGAAAGACATTCACAACCCCAAATTTATTTGCCCAGATGATTTGTACAAAGCGCATGAAATTGCACTAGCCTCATATAAAAAGATAGAAAAGAAAGTAACAGAAGAAGAGAAGCGCAAAAAAGCAGAAAAGGAGAATAAGGTTTACGTAAAAGAAAAAGAGAAGTTCTTTGGAATAAGAATAACAGACGGAGAACTATCAATCCAAGTCTTACAGAGTGTGTTAGAGTTCATAGATGAAGGTGACAGCATGCATCACTGTGTCTATGAAAATGAATACTACAAGAAAAAGGATAGTCTTATCTTATCAGCAAAAGTAAACGGAGAACGTATGGAAACTGTTGAGGTATCATTAAAGACATTTAAAGTAATTCAATCACGAGCGGCCTGTAATAAAACAAGCGCATACCATAACCGTATAATCGAACTTGTAAACCGTAACATGGGATTAATCAGGAGGGCTGCATCATGAAAGTTTGTATCGAGTGTGGACGGAACCTTCCGGAAAGAAAGTTCCGTGCCTATGAAACGAAATCCGGTACCCATTACACCAGCAGGTGCCGGTTATGTGAGAGCAGACACACGTCTGAAAGAAGAAAACAGGACAGGCTTCATGGACGGCTGGCCAGATACACCAACGAGCAGCTGGTGAACGAACTTCGGAAACGTGGAGCCTATATCATGTATGGGAAAGACTTTGATTGTGTAACGACGATTTGATATGGAAGAAGTAAATAAAAAAATATTTATAGAATACGTATCCCACTTGTATAGTACCGATAAAAGCTATGAGGTATTGGTAAAACCATTAAAGCTGTAAAGTTATTCCTTGAAAGTGATTATCAGGTAAACCGTAAAGGATACAAGGCTTATATCAGAGAGAATGCCGTTGAATTATCTGATAAGCCATACATTAAAGATGCTCTATGTGGGTTCCTTAATTATCTTGGTATTGGATATTCACGCACACGAAAAGAGAAATATGTTAAACCTCTGGAGAAGCTAAGCGATGTTTCAGAAAAGAACATGAAACTGATGAATGAATTTGTGTATTACCTTACGCAGGATGAAGATTACTCTCCACACACTATTGAAATATATTCATTTTCAATTAAGAAATATTTCGAATACGCCAACGAGGTATCAGTTGACAATTACAAGCGTTTTGTACGGATGCTGGAGGATGAGGGATTGTCTCCCAGAACAATACGCCTACGTATTACCGCACTTGAACGTTTCAGCAAATGGATGAAGAAGCCGATAGAGTTGAAGCGACCAAAGTTCAAAAAGGAGTTGAATACGGAGAATGTTCCGACAGAAGCCGAATACAACAGGCTGCTTGAGTATTTGAAAACTTGTCCTAACAGGGACAGGTACTTCTTCATCAAGATACTGGCTACAACCGGGGCGAGGGTAAGCGAGTTCTTCCAATTCAAGTGGGATGACATCATTTCCGGTGAAGTCACTCTAAAGGGAAAGGGAAACAAGTACCGGAGGTTCTTTTTCAGCAGGCAGTTACAGGCGGAAGTAAAAGCATACGTAAAGGAGAGTCACAAGACTGGATATGTCGCAGTAGGTAAGTGCGGAAGGCTGACACAGAGAAGCTTGTGCCAGTCAATGAAAGACTGGGGCGATAAGTGCGGAATAGATAGAAGCAAGATGCATCCTCATGCTTTCCGGCATTTCTTCGCTAAAATGTATCTGAAAAAGAACAATGACGTGGTACAGTTGGCAGACCTGTTGGGACACGGAAGTATTGATACGACAAGAATTTATTTACAGAAAAGTTATGACGAACAGAAAAAAGAATTTAATAGAAGCGTTGTATGGTAGCTTCATGTTCATGGATAACCTTCCGGAATTGATAGACCGGGAAAACATTTACGATGAGACCGGACATGTGGATTTGGAGTTTATGACTGCAATCCTGCAATGGATGTCAAGGATGGCAGAAATAAGTGTGAAAGTGCAGAAGTCGTTGAACCGTCTGTTGGGGTGTGACGAACTGGAGCAGAACAACAAGCGCAATAAAGATGATTCGGGAAGTAAATGGAGTGTGGAGGAAATCCTCATGCACTGCACGCTTGAGGACAATATTTTAAAACTTCCTCAAGTACAATTTAATAAGAAGTCCTATGCTGAAGCAAAGAAATGGATTGAAGAAGCCGGAGGTAGTTGGATGGGCGGTAAGGTACAGGGATTTACATTTCCATTTAATGCTGAGAGAGTTTTCTCAATACTACACAAGGGTAAGAGGTGTAACCTTCAGCAGGACTTCCAGTTTTTTGCAACACCTCCAGAAGTAGCCGACTGGCTTGTTATGTTGGCCGGTGGCGTGCATGAAGATGAAAAGATTCTGGAACCCAGTGCTGGTACTGGTGCTATCATAGATGCGATTCATCGAAGCTGTCCGGACGTAATTGTAGATTGCTATGAACTTATGCCGGAGAATAAGGAGATTCTATCGAAAAAGGATAATATATGTATTCTTGGAGATGACTTCACGAAGTGTGATGTTGCACAGTATGATAAGATTATAGCAAATCCACCATTTAGTAAAAACCAGGACATTCGGCATGTAAGGCGTATGTATGAGTGTTTAAATCCCGGCGGTGTCCTGGCTGCAATAACTGGTCCTCACTGGGAATTTGGAAGTGAATCTGAGTGTAAGGATTTTAGACAATGGCTGGAGGATAATGGAGGGAAGAAATTCGAGATTAAAGAAGGCACTTTCAAGGAAAGCGGAACTGGAACTAAAACTATAGCAATAGTAATTAATAAGTGAAAACGAAATTGTATTACCTGTTCCTGGCAGTCATGTGGTGGCTGCTGGGGTAGGTGGAAAGGAAAAACTATGAAAAGAGAAGATATTGAAAAAGCAGCAAAGCGTACTATTGATGAATATAATCTCAACCCTGAATATGGTTCATATTTTGAACACGGTTTCATAGATGGCGCAGACTGGCGCATCAACAGCGTGTGGCATGATGTTGACAAAGAATTACCAGAGTACAACAGGCACGTTGTAAACGAAGACTGGTTTGACTTTACCGCAAAAGATGAAAAGGATTTGAAACGCATTATGAATCAGTACCCATTTAAACGATGGGCATACATTAAAGACTTAATACCTAATACGGAGGAATAATTATGAACATAGAAATTAAATTCAGAGCGAAAAACAAAATAGGTTGGATATACGGCTATTTATCTTATGCTAATATTTTAAATAAAAAAAGTTATGTGTATATATGACGGTAATGGAGATTGTATTGTAGATATTGACACTATCGGCCAGTTTACTGGATTGCATGACAAGAATGGAAATGATATTTACGAGGGTGACATTATTCAACTTCAATGTAAGGAAAACAAATATAATTGTCTTGTTGACTGGAATATAAATCTTGGCGCATGGTGTATTTCGATTGATAATAAATGTTTAGGAGTTAAACCTTTAGGAGAGTGGCTGCGTGAAGATAGTTTTATAGTAATCGGTAACATTTTTGATAACCCTGAATTATTAGAGGATAAGAAATGAAAGCAATATCCATCAAACAGCCGTGGGCGAGTCTAATCGCTCACGGTATCAAAGACATTGAGAACCGGACATGGAAGTGTCCTCAGAAGTACATCGGACAGAAGATACTGATACATGCGAGTAAGGTTAGGACAAAAGATTATTTCATACCTAAAAGGCTTTTTATTAATTCAAAGATATGCTCTATACTAGAATCAAAGGAACTTCCAGAAGGTGCTATCATCGGCAGTGTGGTAATAGCCGACTGCGTACTGAATCATCCGTCCGTTTGGGCTGAGAAAGGTTGCTGGAACTGGTACTGAAGGATGCGGTATTATTTGATAAGCCGATTATGAATGTGAAAGGAAAACTTAGTTTTTGGGAGTATGAGTTATGAGTATGAAACACAAAAGACATCAAACGGGAAGGCTATTCAGCGTGATACTTACATGGTGATGCTGATAAAAGACACGACGAAGGAATCTTAGAAGCAGAAAGACTGTTGGGTGATTTGAAACTGAAAAGCCATATTATAGCCGGGCTTGAAAAGGAGAACGAGGAACTTAAAAAAGAAGTAAACAAGCTTAAGGATGATGCGACATTTTATCACACTCAATGGGGAAAAGAGATAGACCTTTGTAAGGATTTGAAGAGAGAACTTGAATAACGCAAAGAAGCGAAAATGGTGGATGATATGGAGTTTATAACTTACTGACAGCCCTTGTCAGTGCTTTGTGAATACCCGGTAACTGCTTTGTGGCGGTTATCGGGTATTTTATTTGAATATGGATACCAATAATGCTGCGATGGCAATAAAAGTATTGACTATAAGAAGCCATTTTTCAAGGTTGGCCCCTTTACGTTGCTCTTCGCGGTATTTCTGTTGAGCAAGTATTTCCTTCTGATGCAACTCACGATATTTCTGTTGAGTGAGAATTTCTGACTTCTGAATTTGAAGAAAGTTGTATTGCTCTTCCATGAGAGCACGTCTTTTCTTCTCATCCAGAGCCTTCATGTAATCAGAGTTTCCTGAGAACCCAGAGCCTATTTCAAAACCAAAATCATTCTTATAAGAATCAAATTCATTCATATAGATATAATCAAATTTTATTATGGGCATACAATATGTGTGCCATAGAAACGATGTCAAAATGTCATAAATATAGAAAATTATGAACTTAAACAAATTAAGAGATAAAGCCTACCAGTGTGCAGTAGCCCACGGATGGCATGAAGAAAACCTGAGTGACGAACATTTCCTTTGTCTGGTCATATCCGAACTTATGGAAGCGGTAGAAGCAGATCGGAAAGGGAAACATGCGAAAGTTGCAATGTTCAAAGAATGGCAAGGGAATAGCGTTCCATTGACTGAAGAAACTAGGAAAAGGAGATTCATGGAAGACTTTGAGGCATTTATCAAAGGGACTGTCGAGGAAGAACTTGCCGATGCCTGTATTCGTCTGCTTGATTTGGCCGGACTGAGAGGGTGTGATTTGGATAGCTTCGACTACGAAGGAAGCGATACGGAAGATTATTCTGATATGACCTTCACGGAGTCCATGTTTAGAATCTGTGTCTATGTCACCGACAACTTCTACCGGGATGAACTATATATCCTCCTGAATGAGATATTCGCTTTCTGCCGCGATAGAAATATCGACATCTTCTGGCACATAAAGCAGAAGATGAAATATAATGAACTTCGTCCGTATAAGCACGGATATAAAAACTACTGACCATGAAACACGCATTCTACGCCTTAATCATCATACAAGCCCTGTACGAGCTTGTGAAGCTGCTCAAATGTAAATCCATATACCGACATGTAAAAGTCTTTCAGAAGCTGGATAAGACAGCAAGAAGATGGTATCTGATGGCGCATCCGTGGCTTCATGTTGCATTATTCATGGATACTATCGGACTTTTATTGCTGGGGATGGGATTGTTTTCAAGCCAGTGGATATGTTTCCTTGTTGTCCTGGGCATGAGTTTCAGTCAGATCCAAAAGTTGGGAGCATGGAAGGTATTCCTGGACAGTCTTGTTACGGTCATTATCTACGCTTTCGCCATCCTGAACGCATATCACTTGGCATAAAATAAAAAAGGGAGCCAGCCCACACGATTAGAAGCCAACTCCCCCACACGATTATGATGCAAATATAAGAATTTCCAACTAAATAAATCGTGCTATGACAAAAGAATTTTCATCAATCGTGGAGTTGAAATCAATACGTGAACAGAAATCAAGATTATCAGAACGCGAGCAGGAGTTATCCTCCCCCATCCTGACTGATTTTTCTCTCATCCCGGAGATTTATGAGTGGTTCAGAGAGATACTTTCCGGGGCAGATTGTCCGCCCAATCCTGAAAGTGTTACCCAGCGAAAGAAGTTCCTCTTTATCGTGTTGTTCTTGTTCGCCCCTAGTGTGCTTGCCGGCGGACGGCTACAGAACGGTATCCGGGCAGAAATTTCCGGCGTGTTCCCGGATGTTTCCCCGTGTGTAATATCAAACAATATCGCTGATGTTTCCTTTATCTACCAGCAGTATAAGGATTTCCGGCAGGATATAGAGTACCTTTACTGCCAAATCGTAGAAAGATTGAAATCCAAAGGACTAATCAAGTAACCCCGTTCCGAATGGCTCGGGGTATTTTTATGAAACATATTGCCAATTGTTTGTTCTTGGTTTAAGCAATCTTAGGCTAAAAATCACCATGTTGGTAACTTTGTCTCAAAGAGATAATAACAGCTATCCTCACGGCTGAAAAGTATAAACCTGCCATCGGTAAGAAGTGAGGAGCTTGCCTTTGGTGGGGTAATTTTTTAATCTAAGATTCACTGAGACATGAAAACAAATCAAGAAATGGTAAGGCAAATGGGGAATTTAGAAGTTATTCAACGCACTGTTGACGGCTATTTCAATGCTACCAGGCTTGTAAAGTTATGGAACGAACGAAACTCCTCAAACAAAGAATTGAAGAAATACTTTGAAAATGAATCAACCAAGGAATTAATCGCTACCATCGTTGAAAAAGAAAATCTAAATGGGCAAAATTCTCCCTATTTAAGTTCACGTGGTAAATGCGGTGGAACCTGGGTTCATCCTGTATTGTTCATTGATTTGGCTATGTGGCTAAATGCGTCATTCAAATATGATGTAATCAAATTCGTTTCTGACCAAATGATTCGTTACCGGAATGATGCTGGGGACGCTTATAGGAACTCTCTTCTGCCATCATGAAAATCGTTCCCAAAGACTTTATGCCTAAAGCCATGCAGAAGGTCGGTGAAGCCTTGAACTGGGTTATCTTCAACAGTCATGAAAAGATGCTACGTAATAAGCATGGTGAGGAACAAAAACAACGTGAATTGTGGCAGCTTGAAAAGAAGATTGCTGATTTGGTCAATGAAGGTTTCTTGACCGACTATGAAAGCCTTATTGGGTATCTGAGAATTCAATACCAGAAAAGGAACTATCCAAAGGTCTTTGCTAATGCTGGATAAAATATTACAAAAGTAGAAAAGCCGGAGCGTTATGCTTCCGGCTTTAGTTTTATGCTTCATATCCCTCATAATAGTAAGATTGAGTAATCCCCTTGAATATTACTTCACGGTCATCTACTTGGTCTGTTAATGCCTGTTGCAACAATACCCGGAGTTCCAAATCATTTATAGGGCTGCGTTCCATAGCTTGTAGATACAGGTTTTTATCCACATTGCGCCAGTCTATTACTTTTTTCAGACGTTTTTTCAATATCATATCCAGCCAAATACGGGTGGCTCGCCCGTTGCCTTCCATAAATGGATGGGCGATATTCATTTCCACATATTTGGCAATGATTTCATCAAATGTCGTTTCCGGCATCTTCTCTATAACCGGGAGAATTGCATCAAGATACAAGCAGTTGGCAAAACGGAAGTTTCCTTTGGCGATGTTCAATGTACGTACCTTTCCGGCAAAGTCATACAAGCCATCGAACAAGTAGCGGTGAATCTCGCACAATCCTTTCACCGTTCCTACTCCAATTTTATCTATATCACCTGTTTCAAATAAGGCATGGGCTTTTTCAAGGCTTAATTTGTCTATTTCGTTTGTTGTCATGGTTATTTTCCTTTCTCTATTTTGATTCTTAGAGGATAAAGCCCCGAACCATAAGGAACGGGGCTGGAATAATCGTGTTTAAATATTTGATGTTGCACCACTAACACTATCAGTTTCTTCCTGTTCATTTTTTGAACTAACAGCTTCTTCAATTAACCCATTTACTTTTTTAGTATATTCATCATCAGGGTCTTCTTTATATATAATTTTAGTTACTCTTTTATCAACAATATAAATATAATCGCCTAAATCAAAATTACCACCTTTGGTTTTACATCTAAATCTATGTTTAACCCTCCATCCGCAAAATTCAGGTTTAAAGCCAACAGAAGCATTTCTTATTGAATCTGTATAACCATTTACAATACTCATTTTTGATTTAACTTCATCTAAATGTTCTCTCATTTCATTGTATGCTTCTTCATACTTGCCCCTCCCATAAGATGAATAGCTATCTCTCCATATTTCTGCTGTTCTTTGCGCATCTTTTACTTTATCAAGTCCTTCTTGTACGTCATCGAGAAATGAGCGTGCTATATAAGCATAAGATTTGATTACTGAATCTGTATATATAGATGTAAATGCACTATCTATTTTAGTTTCAACAGGTTCATAACTCTCAAAATCATAAAGGGTTTTGAACATTTCTTGTTTTATAAGTTCTGCTACCTTTTCTTCGCGAGATTTACAGCCCACAAGTAAAAACGTGGGCAATAAAATAAATAGTATTTTTCTCATAATTCTAAATTTAAAATTAAACATTCGGATTCAATTTTATCTCCTTACCGCAGTGAGGACAGTGTATAACTCCCTCTTTGGGTTTATCAAAGAGTTCTGTTACTGGCACACCTAAAGCGGTGGCAATCTGTTCTAATCTCTTTAATGGTGGGTTTCCATTATCTCCCATAGCGATACTTAACCCAGTTTCAGTCATACCGATTTTAGAAGCCAGTTCTTTTGCGGTAATTCCTTTTTCTCGCAACAATTCTTTAATTCTCATTTAAATTTAGTTTTATAGCACAAAAATATCTACTATTTAAATAATAAGCAAATAATTTAAATATCAATTTTATATTTAGATTTTATTAACTATGAAAGCTTGTTCTATAATTTAAATATCAATTATATTTGCAGCATAAAATTTAAACAGCATTTAAAGAACTAATAAATATAAGAACTATGGCAACAGAAAAGAGAAACCTATTAAAAGAGATTATGAACCTTGCTTGGTCATTTGTACGCAAGAACGGTTATTCAATGAGTGAAGCATTGAAATGCGCTTGGACTAATATCAAACTTCGTGCATTGCTTCATAAGAAGGTGGTTGAGTTCTATTTCAAGAAAACAGACGGCACACTGCGTCAGGCTTTCGGTACTTTAATGAGTGGCAGAATACCAGAGACAAAGGTACAAAGAAAACAGCAGATAACTGCCAGGTGTATTTCGATTGTGAAAAAGAAGAATGGCGTTGTTTCAAAAAATGCAACCTTATAAAGATAGCTTAGTATTAACATTTAAAAGAATATGACTTATGAGAATTATAGACTTTAATCCTGAATTGCACAAGATAACATTTACTAACAAACAAGAAACAGTAATAACTGAATCAAACATTATGTTATTAAAACGAATGTTCAACAACCCCGAAAAATACCAGTATTACATGAAAACACTTTGGCTGTTGCGTTCTCTGAGTGAAAAGAAATGTTGTAAAGATGGCATGATAGACTCTAATGATGAAGTTTACCCGATATTTAGGCTTGCAAATGAACTTATTGGTAGTCTGCTACGAGAAGACACCTTTTTTGACTGCGAAGGTAATCTTATGCAAGGCTTTAATCCAAACATGATGAAAACTGCAATGTAAATCCCTCACACGATTATTTTGAAACAATCAGCCAAATGTTTGTTCTGATTACGGCAATTTTTAGGATAAACATTTGGCGGTTGGTAATTTTGCCATAGAATGAAATGCGCTTCGTGGCAGTTGCGCTGCAAAGATATTCAAGGCATTTCTTTCAAGGGGTAAACTGCCACTTTAGACCTCTTTTAAGATTTGCCTTTTTATATGTCAGGCGTGACAGGTCAAGGCAAGACATTCAGGTGTGCATGGGTTCAAATCCCAGCTTGCTACTACGGTCAAAATAAAATCCTCATTGATGAATTGACCGGCCATCAATGAGGATATGTTTAATTCAGGTTTTACAGCGTATGAACAAAGAAACCATAAATGAATCCCAATTCATACGGTACAAAGATAAGCAAATTTCTTATTGTACCTACAATGGCAGGATATATATTTCTTGCAAGGGGCTTAATTCTGATGTCGGGATAAGCATAAGCGAATGGAAATCAAAGAACATGTTGCAAATAAAAACGTATGCAGCCGAAAACGGATTGAAACTAAGAGAAATCATGTATTTCGGCCAGTATCTAGAAATCGGGATAGCTTTGATGTATTTCGCAAACAATAAAGAATTGACAGAGTGTGTAAAGAGTCAGATTGGTAACTTAAATTCAAAAAATATGAATGAGATACAGGTTTTACAGAGAACAACTTTATTAGGTAAAGAACTTACCGTTTACGGCAATGCAGAGAATCCGTTGTTTCTTGCTAAAGATGTAGCAGAGTGGATTGAATACGATGTAAGCAGCCTTAATAAACTCGTAAATACAGTAGACGAAGATGAAAGGCTGGTCGGAACATTATTCCGGTCAGGTCAGAACCGTCAAGTCTGGATGCTGACAGAGAGCGGTTTATATGAAGTCCTGATGCAAAGCCGCAAGCCAATAGCCAAACAGTTCAAGAAAGGCGTAAAAGCCATACTGAAAGAAATCCGAACTAAAGGCGGTTATATGGCAGTAAAATCGGATGATACGCCAGAAGAAATCATGGCAAAAGCATCCTGTTAGCAAACTCAACCATCGAAAGGCAGAAAGAACGAATATCTGTACTTGAAACCGAAAAGAATCTGGTAGAAGAACAGAACAGACTGATGGCGCCAAAAGCTGCCTACTTCGACAATGTCCTTCAAAGCGAAGGATTGATAACAACAAATATCATAGCCAACGAACTTGGCATGAGTGCCAAAAAGCTGTACAAGATATTAAAAGATTTAGGCGTATTGTACAACCAGAATGGGGTTTACATGCTTTATGCCAAATACAGGGGGATTAGGTTATGACAAGTACAGGACACACACCTATACAAGTGATACCACTGGTATGCAGGTTGCAAAGCAATACTTGTGTTGGACGCAACTTGGTAGAAAGTTTATACTTGATTTAGTAAACAGTAAATCGGCAGCTTAAAAACCGTTCATACACACGTCATTAAGTTGGCGTGTGTATAAAATGAAACAATTGGCATATTGTTTCGTATGTACTAGCAATTTATTCTGTTTTGAGGTAAGTATATACTATTTTTGAATAGTAAAATATTAATAATCAAATGAAAACAATCAAATATAATGGCCAAGAAGTAGAAGCCTACTCGCTGATAATGACGAAGGCTAATGCTTTGGATATTCTCAATGGCAAGAAAGTTATAGAAGCTCGTAAGCTAAGTTCTAAATACGAAAAGATGTTTACAAATTTCAAGCAACTTGAAGAAAACGAGAGATTGAGAAAAGAAGGACGTGAAAATGAGTGCCAGCCTATTCTGCGTACTGATATAGAAGCAATTCATTTTTATAGCACAGGTGCCCCGTGGTTTCTTGATGTGGCGATAGATGAAATCGGTATTGGCGAGGTTACTGAAGAAGGTATAAAGTTCATGCAAGAAGAATTTGGCTTTCATGAGTTTGATGAGCAGTTAGAAGAGTTCAAGAAGAATCCACCCGAAGAAACGCCGTTATTCTACTACTTGCATATTTGTGAAATAATCAATCATGATGGATTGAAATAAAAAAGGTCAAGCCGCTTTATGCGGCTTTGTCTGCATATAGGTAAAAGATTGTGTAACTTAAAAAAAAGTGATTATGGCAGAAGTTTATGCAACAGCTTCAGACGGTAGAACGTACCGAACAAGAGCTGATTATGAAGCTGGACGTTTTCAATCAATGGGCACAAACGCTGCTCAGAGAGCGAGAATCAACAGAGCAGTTGGCGGTAGAGTTGTTTAATCATGAAGAAGGCTATAAGCATAATTAAACAAGTCTCAGAGCTGACAGATAGGGTTATATTGTTTCACTCAGCATCGGGTAAGGACAGTATAGCCCTTTTAGATCTTATGCACCCCTATTTCAAAGAGATAGTATGTGTTTACATGTATGTAGTCAAGGACTTGCAGCATATTAACAGATACATCAACTACACCTGCAAGAAATATGGTAATGTGAAGTTCATACAAGTGCCTCACTTTGCGGTATATTCATATCGTAAGAGTGGTTACATGGGTTGTATAAAGAACGAAAAGCAGAGGCAGTACAGTATGGCGCAGCTTACAGAGATAGTCAGAGAAAAATATCATATAGACTGGGCATTTTTCGGGTTCAAACAATCCGACTCAATGAACAGACGGTTGATGCTAAGGACGTACAAAGATGAAGCTATCAATGAAGCGCAAAAGAAATGTTATCCCCTATCAGCTTACAAGAATGTTGATATTCTGAACTATATCGAAAAGAAAAGTCTTATAAAGCCGGAGAAATACGGTAACAGCCAGTCGACAGGAACGAATATAAGCGATATGAACTATCTTTTGTGGCTCAGAAGTAATTTCCCGGCAGACTTGAAAAAGATTATAGAGGAATACCCTATGGTAGAACGATTGTTGTTTGAGCATGATTATGAAGGAACTGAAACAAAGTGAGACAAGAATAATAAAACGTTCGCAGATAAATCTGAATCCGATAAACCTAAGAGGCATTCGGATGAACGTATTAGACTGCAAAAGAAAAACCTGCAAAAAGTCGGTTTTCTTGGTGGTATTGTATGGAATGAATTAAGCGGAAACCTAATAGATGGGCACAGGCGTATCAAGGCTATGGATATGTATTACAAATACGATGGTACTTCTGATACAGACTATAAGGTAAAAGTGGAGGTTGTGAACCTTGACGAAAAAAAAGAAAAGGAACAGCTTACTTATATGGCAGTAGGAAACACCAAGCCTGATTTAGATTTGCTCGCGAGTTATTTGCCTGATATAGACTATTCCGAAGTCGGGTTGAGTCCTGATGAGTTGAATGATATACTTGCGATAAGTGAAGTTGATGCCAATTCCTTATCAGAGTCATTAGATGACTTGTTATTGCCAACAGACTTCGATGGTATAAAAAATCCTATTCCTGAAGATGCTGCACTGCCATATGAAGAGAAGAAAGAACACATGAAAGCGGTAAAGCAACAAGTAAAAGAATCTGCATCTCAGCACAGGCAGGATGAAGATGCATATATAATACTTTCATTTTCTTCTTTTGAGACAAAATCAGATTTTTGTGATTTGTTGGGTATCAGTACGGATGAAAAATTTGCCAAAGGAGAAGAGGTTTTGAAATTGATTGAGTAATCAAAATAAACAGATACGCGCGCATGGGAAAGAAGCCAGACATATCGAAATTCAGAGAGGTCCTTCATAAAACAGGTGGAAATCTCTCTAAGGTTGCTGCTGTATTCAATGTAACCCGAAAAACCGTGTATGATTGGGCCAGAACAGACTGCCAGTTCAAAGATGCTATCACCGACGAAAGAGGTTCTCTGGTAGATGAATGCCTTGTATCTGCACGTGTACTTGCGCTTGGTATCCCTGAGAAAGATGAAAATGGGAACTTTATCGGATGGCGTGAACGTCCAGATGGGTATATGATTCGCTATTTACTTTCCACATTAGGAAGAAAAGAAGGTTTTGGAGACCGAGAAGACGAAGACGCAGATATTCCAAAGGATATTGACCACGGAATTTCTATTGACTCATGGATTAAAGACAAACTGAAATGATTGTACCCCAAGCAATATATCATCCGTTATATACCGATAGCGAGAAGTTTATCATCCTTATCACCGGTGGCCGTGGCTCGGGGAAGTCTTTCAACGCTTCTACCTTCATTGAGCGTCTGACATTCGAAATGACTCCCACAGAGAAGATAGTCCACCAGATTCTATACACCGTTATACGATGGTATCTGCCGGGATGTCTATCATTCCAGAGATGATGGAAAAGATAGATTTGGATGGAACCACGAAGTATTTCAAGACCACCAAAACCGATATAGTAAACCGGATGACCGGCAGCCGTATCATGTTCCGTGGTATCAAGACTTCTTCCGGGAATCAGACTGCTAAACTAAAATCAATTCAGGGTATCACCACCTTTGTCTGCGATGAAGCGGAGGAATGGACCAGTGAGGAAGAGTTTGACAAGATTATGCTCTCCATCCGTAAGAAGGGAATCCAGAACCGGATAATCATTATCATGAATCCCTGTGACTCGAACCACTTCATCTACAAGAAATACATCGAGAATACCCACCGGCTGGTGGAGATTGACGGTGTCCAGGTACAGATTTCCACCCATCCGAATGTACTTCATATCCATACGACTTACTTCGACAATATAGAGAACCTTTCTCCTGAGTTCCTGAGAGAAGTCAAGGAAATGAAAGAGAAGAATCCGGAGAAGTACGCTCATGTGGTTATCGGTCGATGGGCAGACGTGGCTGAAGGTGCCGTGTTCAAGAAATGGGGTATTGTGGACGAGTTCCCCATGTGGTGCAAGAAGGTGGCTATCGGACAGGACTTTGGTTATACCAATGACCCATCGGCTTCTATCCGGTGTGGAATCATTGACAATGCGCTTTATCTGGATGAAGTGGATTATAGAACTGGATTACTTTCTGGGGATATTATAAAGACGCTACGCCCGTGGAATTTGAGAGTGATTGCCGACAGTGCGGACCCGCGACTCATCCAGGAGATTCATAACGGAGGGATTAAAATATACGCGGTAGAGAAAGGGCAAGGTTCTGTCAATGCCGGTATTGACAAGATGCAGGGAATGGAAATATTCATTACCAAGCGTTCTTATAACCTGCAAAGGGAGTTCAGAAATTATGTCTGGGCAAAAGATAAGGATGGAAACTACATCAACGAGCCGGAAGACCACGATAATCATGGCATAGATGCTGCACGCTACTATGTGCTGGGAGAACTTCTCGGTAGAATTATGAAACCCAAAGACGTTTCAGGAATATTTGGACATTAAACTTTAGAATATGATACGCTTTATACAAACCTCAGAAGAGTCTGGAGACTGTTCAGCTTATTACGATGTAAAACTGGATAGACCTCATACAGTTGGTGAGTTCATAAACTTAGTTCTCATTGAAAGAAAAGGAGAATGGGGTAAGTTTGAAATTTATAGTCAAAACGTGAGTTGGTTGGATTATGAAAAGTACGAATACCGCTATGGAGTTTTGAACGATGCAATTCCAAAAAACTTGTTAGAAAAGAAAATAATTAGCATAAAGGCTAATGGCGGCTGGACTAATATGGATTACCTTTTAAAGTTGGAACAATAAATGTAATAATATGAGAACCTTAGAAGAAATTTTAGCTATACCTGAAATAGAGAGAAAAATCTACTATCTGAAGAAAGGACGAAAGACTGAGCAACCAAACGCTCACGCTCTTTACAACGACTGGAATCCGAACAAGCACGAGATAGTGATAGATGAAGAGAAATACCCGAAAATCAAAATTACGACCCAGCCTGAGAAACGGATTACAGACCCTACAACCGGGAAAGAATATGTTGAGCCGGCGGTAAGGAAAGAAGTTGACCCGAACAGGATTGCTCTTCCTATCGAGCAGGACATCGTGAATATTCAGACAGCCTTCACCGTGGGAACAGAACCGGTCCTTGATTGCCAGCCGGATGAATCGGAAGAAAGCCTTCTTTCCACATTGAAGCAGGTGTTCAAGAAGAACAAGCTGAAATACCAGAACAAGAAAGTAGTCCGGGCATGGCTGGCCGAGCAGGAAGTGGCCGAATACTGGTATGTGGTGAAGGATGACGGCTTCTGGGCAAAACTCAAACGAAAGATTTCAGGAATTTTCGGTAAATCTAAGCCTGAGTACCGCCTGAAGAGTGCCATCTGGTCCCCGTTCCGTGGCGACAAACTCTACCCTTTCTTCAATGACCAGGGGGATTTGGTAGCCCTATCCCGTGAATATAAGAAAAAAGACCTGAACGATGTAGAGATTACCTGTTTCATGACCATTACCAAGGATATGGTTTACCAGTGGGAGCTAACGAGCAGCTGGTCTGACAAAGGCTCATTTGCTCATGGATTCAAGAAGATGCCAGTGATTTATATGTACCGTCCGGAAGCATACTGTGAAAAGATAAAGAGCCTCCGTGTAAGACTGGAGAAACTTCTTTCAAACTATGCAGACTGTATCGACTACCACTTCTTCCCTATTCTCATGCTATTTGGTAACGTGGAGAACTTCTCCGGTGAGTTCAAAAACCGGGTGGTCGAGCTGACCGGCCAGGGAGCAAATGCCCAGTATCTTACCTGGTCACAGGTACCAGATACTGTCAAGTTCGAGGTGGAGACGCTGTTAAGTCAGATATACGGACTGACCAATACGCCCAGAATCTCTTTCGACTCCCTGAAGGGTACAGGAAACGCCGTTTCCGGTGTTACCTTCGATTATGTGTTCATGTCCACACACCTGAATGTGGAGAACCTGAATGAAACCGTCGGCGAGTTCATGCAACGACGGGTAAACTTTCTTGTCTCTGCGTTGGGTTCCGTGAATTCCACCCTAGAAGAAGCCTCCGAGACTATTGATGTGGATGTGCAGATGCAGCCATATAAACTGGAGGACATCAAAGACAAGATAGACACTGCTATCAAGGCTAAGGACGGCGAAATCTGGTCGCAGCAACGGGCTATCACCTTTGTGGGGAACGTGGATGCAGTTCTGGACGAGATTGAAGCCATCAAGGAAGAGCAGGCTGAGAAACAGAAGAACGACATTGAGAAACAGAAACAGCTTTCCTCTCTTAAAAGTTCCAGCAGCAAATCTGAAGAATAGAACAATTCAGTCAGAATATTTACGGGGATAATACAAAACAGAATGATATAAATCTAAAACATTGACTATTTGAATAGCGGTATCTTTCGAGGTATCGCTATTTTCTTTATCATAGTAAAAACATGAATACTCCTTTGTAATTATTCGTTATTTTACTATATTTGCATCGTAATTAAGTCTTAAACGCTATGAGCTACAAATCAGTTAAAGACGTTGTAACGCTGCTTACTGAAAATGGCTTTTGGTTCGTGAGGCAGAAAGGCAGTCACATGGTTTACACTGATGGTAGCCATGTAGTGATTGTCCCCGACCACGGCAAGAAAGGCGTTGAGAAAGGCACTTATTACAACATTCTGAGGCAAGCGGGGCTAAAATAGCCCCCGCCTCTTTTGTTTAACGATAAAAAGGAGGTCAGTATGAAAACCGTAGAAGTGATTGTAGAACATGCTGGAAATAATCTTAGTGCTTACATTGAAGGTGCTCCGGTGATAACGGTTGGCAACGATGTGAAGGAAATCGAGAAGAACATGAAGGAAGCTGTTGAACTATACCTGGAGTCATGCAAGGAGATGAACATCGCTCCAGTGGAAATTTTGCAGGGAGAGTTCACATTGAAGTTCAAGATAGATGCTGCTACCTTCATCAACTATTATAGCAGTATCTTTACCAAGGCCGCTCTAAGCCGGATAACCGGAATCAATGAACGCCAGTTGTGGCATTATGCGGCTGGAGTACACAAACCACGTAAACAGCAGTTGGAGAAGATTCAGAAAGGTATTAATGCTCTGACAGAAGAACTGTCTGCTATAAATTTGTTGTGATTATTAATTAAATATAAAGGAGCATAGTACATACAATGAAAGCGAAAGATGTTAATCCAAGTAATTTTAAGGTTGAGAATGTTGTATTTGAAAATGATGATTTTTCTATAACGATAGGTATTTGGGAAAAATGGGGATAGGAGAATGGCAATGAGATGGAATGGTTATGGAGATGATCCCGGATACCCTAAATTATTTAAAAACCCAGTCTGGTTCATCGTTGATGACTCTTTAATATTACCTTTTCTGAATGCTTTAAGGAACGTAAAAGATTCTGACAAAAAAGAAATAGAAGCAGCTATATTGAAATTTTAAAAGTATAATTGGATGATGATCTAGCGTGATTATTTAGGTAGTCACGCTTTCTTTTTACCTAAAAACGAACATTTCCCTAATTGTTTCGTATCGTTAGCCTTTAAATTTCCCCTTCCCTTTCTCTATAAGTAAATTTACCGTATGAAATTATTAATCAAACTCATACGGTATGACAATCTTTGAACAAATCTTGGCAGGACTGCAACAGAAATTCGCTGGGGTGGACACTGCCACACTCACCCGTATCGCCACAAAGAAGGCAGAGGGTGTAACGGACGAAACGAAGGTGACCTCCATCGTTGAGGGTATCTCATTTCAGGACGTGATGCAAAACTATGGTGATTTCCGTGCAGGACAGGCGCAGACTTCCGCTGTTTCAAACTACGAGAAGAAGCATGGACTGAAAGACGGTAAACCTATCGAGAATCCGAAACCAGAACCACCGAAACCAAACGACCCTCCAAAGCCGCAGGAGACAGACATCGCAAAGATGATCGCCGATGGTATCGCCGCCGGTATCAAGCCGTTTGCCGACAAGCTGGCCAAAATGGAGGAAAATGAAGCGCAGGCGCAGCGCAATTCTCAGATTTCAGCAGTGGCGAAGAAGTACGGTATTCCCGAATTTATGCTGAAAGACCGCAACATTCCTGAGAATACGGACTTGGATACTTATTTCAAGGACATGAAGCAGGATATGTCTAACAACGGTTTTCAGTTCTCCAAAGCTCCTGAAACTGCCGAACAAAAACAGGAGAAGGAAGCAAGCGAGTTCGCCAAAATGATTGAGGCGGACACAAAATCTATTGTCGAACAACAAAACAAGTAATTTATGTCAGCAGGATTTAAGTACAACATTGAGCCTGAACCGTCCATCGAGGAACGCTATGATGTTTCTACCGGAGTAAGACGCAGAGGGCCTTACAAGCTGGATACGACCAACCTTGTTGCTGGTTCATTTCTTCCATCCTTCACTCCCATTGCCGCCGACTTAGTAAAGAAAACCGCTCAGGTGGCCATCCGTGTAGAAATCTATGAAAAGTTTACCACCGGTTCCAATACCACATTGAAAATCAAGAAAAACTCTTTGGCTTATGTGGGTATGCATCTGGGTAATGGTTCTCATGGGGCTACCATCAACAGTATTGACAAATCAAACAAAGATTTCGATAAGTTGACGCTGTCTGCCGACTTTGGCGAAACATTGGAAGCTGGTATTGTACTCTATGAAGCTACAGCGGTAAGCGGCACAACTCCGAAAGTCATTGCTAACTCAGCCTTGTACGGAAGAGTACAAGTAGAAGAAGGAATTGTATTAGTTGCTCTTTTGATGCGAGCATTCGAGATTGAGCCTACCAAATTGGTTATGCCTTTCTCTGACATTGACAAGGCCAACATGCCGCATTTCCAGTTCAACGCTCCTGACGTTACTCAAAGTGGAAAGGCTGTAGTTGCCAAAGCGTCTTCCAGTCAAGATGGCTTGATGAGTAAAGAAGACAAAGCTAAATTGGATGGTATCGCATCCCAAGCCAACAAATTCACTTTGTCTGCAGCAACATCTTCTGCTCTCGGAGGTGTAAAGCAGGGTGTTAAAGTGGATGATGCTACTGGGCAGGAAGATGCACATACAAAATTGAATGCCCTTCTGGCATCTTTGAGAACAGCAGGTGTAATTGCAAGCAAATAAAGAAAGGAGGTAAAACATGATGCTAACTATTCATACTCTGTTTAATGACCCCAATATCGTAAACGCCGTTATCCAGCGCGTCCTTCAGACTCGTAAGGATACAATCTACTGGCAGCAGTATCTTGATTTCCGTAGAACGACTACCCGTGTATTCAAGGACTACATCGGTCAGGTTACTGGAGTGATGGCCGGTTCTATTAACTCTCGTTATGGTGAAAAACCTATCCGTGAACGTAGAAACACTGGTTCAGGATACGGTGAAATCGCTTATCTTGGCGATGCTTACCAGATTTCCATTGACCGCCTGTCCGAACTTCAGGACTTGATTGACAAGTTTAACGCAGCTAAACCTGCTGACCAGGTAGCAGCCATGCAGGAAATCGTGAATTTCATCTATGACGATTACCGCCAGGTACTTTTGGCAGCTCACAAGCGCATGGATATTATCGTAGGTTCACTTCTGATGACCGGAGAAGCAACAGTCAAGAACAAAGACGACAATGCCGGAGGCGTTGACCTTCTCGACATTGAATTGCCGTTCAAGTTCATCAAGCCTGATACTGGTGCGAAGACGAACTTCATCACCTATTTGCAGCAGCAGATTAATGCACTGAAAGCTGATTATGGAAACTTCCAGAAGATGATTATGTCCCGAGGAACTTTCGTGAAGAATATCATCGGGTCGGCTGAGTTTGGTGACAAGTTCAAAATGCAGCTTACAGGAAATGAAATGTACCTTTCAACCGGTTTGATTACATCTCAACTGGCTTCCCAAGTATTCACTGGCATCGGGCTTCCGGCCATTGAAATCAAGGAAGATTACGTAAAAGACCAGACCGGAAAGAACGTGCAGATTTACGCCGACGACCGTATCACCTTGCTTCCGCAGGATAAGGTCGGTTATATGCGTTTCCACACTCCGTACGAAGCAGTGGACGGCGTACCTGGACGTAACTACACCCAGGCAGACGGTGATATGCTTATTTCCGGTTACAAGGACAAGAACGGTCGTTATTTGGAATACACTGCAGAGTGGATTCCGCAGATTACGAACCCGAACCTGATTGTGAACTTTGATTTGTCAACCATGAACGAATGACAGTAAACGACTACATATCACAGAAGTTTCAGACCTTCGGCATCAACTTGTCGGAGGCTGACCTTTTGGAGATAAGTTTGTCTTCAGAAGTAAGCGGAGAGGATGAGATGAGCCCGTCAAACATCGGACTTGTTTCGGTGGCTATGGCGAAGTTCATCCCCTCTCTATTACTCCGTGCCACTTCCATCAGTGAGAACGGTTTCTCTATGTCATGGGATACAAAAGGCGTAAAGGAGTACTATTCTTTCTTGTGCAAGAAGTATGGTCTTGAAGATACGTTAAGCGATAAACCTAAAGTCAGATTCCGTCAATGATATTCGCTCCCCATATATTACAAGTCAAGGTTATTACTCCGATGGAAACAGACGAGTTCGGCCGGCCCATTCCCGGAACCGGTGGAGAAAGCTGGCAGGACGTATGTAAGTGCCGGTGTGATGATAACTCCACCAAGGAGTTTACTTCGGAGAACGGCGAGGTGTACCGACCGAACTATCACGTAGTCTGTGAAAAGAAAACCTCACTGAAGGCTGGTGATGAGGTCAGATGTATGGATGGTGAGAATATCCGTGGAACTGGCAAGGTTTACATGGTGAAGAATACGAATTATTTTGGTTACTCAGAGATATGGCTGTAAAGTTTGATTTTTCGGACGTGGATAGCTTTTTCGAGCAAGGAATAAGTGAAATTCGTGACATCGTAGATAAAGTTGGCAATGAGGCTGATGAATACGATGTGAAGGATGGCTCTTATCAGGACAGGACAAAAACACTCCGTAGGTCAAATAAACACAATGTTGAGGACGATTGTAGTCTGACATTGTACAATGATGCAGCAAGCCCCCAAGGGTATCATTATGCGTCCAATGTGGAAAGCAAGGGTTTCAGAGTGAGAAGTGGAGGGGCATTATATGCTGAGAAACGATTAAAGGAGGAAATAAAATGATAGTTACCACCGACATAGCGAACATACTCTATCGTGATTGCCAGCCTATCGGCATTGATGTTGTCCCTCATGGCAAGAAGCTGACGGGACCGATGAAGTCCGAAAGGGTTGTCATTCACGCCAAGAAACAGCAGCCGGGGACGTACTGGAAGAAATCCTTCGTTGAGGTGAATCTTTGTGTTCCTAACTTGAAAGAAGGTGAAGCTAACACAATACGTCTGAGCGAGCTGGAGAAACAGGCGCAAGAATTGTTTGACGGAGTGACCGGACGCTATGACGGAACAACCTATCATTATTCCATCGAGTCAATCGGAACTGAGGAGGACACAGCCTTAAAGTGTCACTATGTGAATGTAAGAATTTTGTTTGAAGTTTTAAATGTGAAATAACATGGCAGAAGCAAAGAAAATCACAGCTGTAAATATCAAGAAACTTTGGTATGGCGAAACAAGTGCTATAGCAGAAGATCTAACCGGGAAGACTTTGTACACTCTTTTACAGGGTGAAACTTTGAAAGAGGTAAAGAATATCCACCAGGATACGTGGACACTCGAAGAGGCAGAAGCAAGCCGAACGAACTATAAGAACCAGCTTACCGGCCAGACCTATCGAAGTGAAAAGGAAATGGGTGACGTGACCGTCAACTTTACCATTGGCGAGTACGACTATCCTACTAAAAAAGACCTTATGGGTGGCGATGTCATCAACACCGACAAAGGTTGGAAGCGTGCAAGAGGTAAGGTAAACATTGAGAAGTTACTTGTTGCTTTAACTGACGATGACCAGTATTGTGTGATTCCACGTGCTGACATCGGTGCACGTGAAGCCACAACAGACAAGGCTGTCGGTATTCCTGTAAGTGCGGTGGAACTGGAACCACAAAATGCAGAAGTTGCACCGGAATACTGGTTTGACTCATCTGAAGTAACAGCAGGTGTTTAATGCCTATCCAATAGGTAGAGATTGAATTCCATAACAGGGGTGGGCTTTATGGCTTCACCCCTTAATTTTTATCTTTTATCAGAATGAATCAAGGAGCAAAAATAGTAACTGAATCCATTATCGGAAGTGATTTCAGAACGGTGTTTGTCGCTGGGAAAGCCTACACGGTCTACCCTCCTACTATCCACAAGCTGGCCGGGGCAATCTCCCATTTGTCAGGCGTAAAAGAAGCAGACAATTTGAAAGAAGTTCTGCTCTCCCTGGGAGAAAGTGAGGCTACAGCAAGGCTCTCTCTTGGCTAATAGCTGGTGACGAAAGTTTAAGTGAAGAACTGGCAAAAGGAACATACGAAGAGAATGTGGACGCATTGGATGAAGCACTCTCTATGATTGACTCAAAGGTTTTTCTCAAAGCTGTCAGCTTGGCGAGGAACGTAAGTCTGCTGGCAGCGAAACCGAGGTTGTAGGAAATGATACTCTCTTGGGACAGATAGCTTCGTTCATGGAAAATCTGCATCTGTCATACCGGGAAGTGGTCTATGAGATACCATACAGGAATTTAGTATTAATGCAGCGTGACAAGCTCCATATAGTTACCGGAACCAAGGTTACAAAAGTGAAGGGTAAGGACATGGCTTCACGCAGAAGAAGAAACAAGAAATAGATATGGCTACACTATACTTTAAAGTCAGTTCTGACTGGGAGCAGGTTGTCAAACTGAGACAGGAATGTGAGAGACTGGAAGCCCAGCTCAAGAAGATGGACGTCAACAAATCCCCTGCAGCTGCAAAGGCTTTAGAAACACAACTGGCATCTACCGTCAGCAGATGATGGGACTGGTAACTGAGGCGGCTAAGACAGGCGCTGTAATGGAGAAAGATTTTAAGTCCAATATTTACAATGCCTCACAATCTGTAAATGATTTTACTCAAAAAATTATTGACCAGAAAAGAGTCGTCAAAGACGTAGAACATGATGTTAAGCGGTTGGGAGATGCTTATAAAACAGCTTTAAAAAGAAATCCGACGGGAGCTGCAGGCTTATTATCAGAATACCAATCTGCAAAGAAGACTCTCGATGAAGAAAAAGCTACTTTATTTGGTTTGACTCAGCAGCAGGCTGAAGCCCGTCTTTCTGTAAAGAGACTGAAAGATGAATATGCAGCTTTTAAGGAAGAAGCCGGCGAAACGGTCGAAGCAAATGAAAAGATGTCCGTTTCCTTAACCAAAGTACTTGGTATAATAGGTGGAGTAACTGCCTTGAAAAACTTTGTTACAGAACTTGTTAATGTACGAGGACAATTCCAGCAGCTTGAAATTGCTTTTTCAACCATGCTGAAAAGTAAGGAAAAAGCAGATAAACTGATGTCAGAGCTGGTGGATATTGCCGCAAAGACACCCTTCGACCTTCAAGGGGTGGCATCATCTGCCAAGCAAATGATTGCTTACGGCTCGTCAGCTGAGAATGTGGGTGATGAACTTGTCATGCTTGGTAATGTAGCCGCCGGTGTTGGCTCCCAGCTTAGTGAAATAGCCTATCTCTATGGCACATTAAGGACACAAGGGAGAGCCTATGCTGTCGATATTCGTCAGTTTGCAGGACGTGGTATTCCCATCTACGAGGAACTGGCAAAAGTGCTTGGTGTGACAAAAGATGAAGTTTCCGGTTTAGTAAAGGAAGGCAAGGTAGGATTTAAAGAAGTAGAACAGGCCTTCAAAAATATGACTAGTGAATCAGGAATCTATTATAACCTGATGCAAGAACAGTCTAAGTCTCTTACAGGTCAGTTGAGTAACCTTGGAGATGCTTGGGATACAATGTTGAATGAGATTGGAAAAGATACTCAGGGAATTGCTTCTGCAGGTATTTCAGGATTGAAAGGTCTTATTGAGAACTATGAAACTGTTGGTAAGATTTTGATAGGACTGATTGCTACATACGGGACATATAAAACCGCTCTTATTGTAGTGCGAATAGCTCAGGATACATTAACGGCCAGAATGGAACTTGCAATCTTGGTTACCAAAGCTCAAATGATAGCACAAAAGGCTTTGAATACGGTTATGAAAGCTAACCCGTATGTACTGGCAGCTACGGTTCTTGCCGGGCTTGTTGCTACAATGTGGGCCTTTCATGACAGCACAACCGCATCGGAAAAGGCACAGCAAAAATTCAATGAAGAACAAAAGAATTTTGCGAATCAGGAAGAGGAACGCAAGAAAAAAATAGAAGAGCTGATACGCGTTATCCAAGATGAGACAGAAACCGAGTTTTCAAAGATAAAGGCCTATGAGGAACTACAAAGGTATTCTCCTGCACTTTCTTCTGCTTATACCCGTGAACAACTGGCTGTACTCAATCTTGCAGAAGCAAATAAAGAACTGAATAAGGAACGAGACAAGAACAGTTATGAAAACATACTAAAGAATATTCAACAATGGGAGGAGAAAATAAAATCATTAAATGCTTCTTTAAAAAATGCGGGACAAGGTGCCCCATTAATCGCTTCACAAATAGAATCAGCAAAAGCAAATCTTAACAAGTGGAAATCAGCCTTGAGCGAATATAATCGACTGAAAAAGGAAACAGAGGAAAACTCGAAACCTGTTGAAGTCAAGCTGATGGAAGCAAGAAGTAATCGTGAGCAGATTATACGCGAATACAATATAGCAAGACAAATATTGCAGGAAGAGCAAGAAAAAATTAAGAATTTTCCTTTTGCAACAATTCCTATTGACGTTCAAATACGGTTCAATAATGCGCAAGCAGCGTTAAAAGGGATTGACGGCACCATATCTGGCCTGGAATCGCAAAGAGAAGCATCGGAAAAGACGTATCAGCAAGCATATAAAGAAGCAAAAGCTGTTTACGAAGCAAAATTAAAGGCCGTAGAGGATGCTAAAAAAGGCACTGAATCTGCTTATAAGAAAGCTGTAGAAGAGTTGGAAGCAGCAGAAAAATCATATAAATCGCTCGGTGGTGTAACAGGAGACACTCTGGCCAAACAAGAGAATAATGCGAAGAAAGATGCCGAGCGACAAAAGAAAGAGCAGCAACAGGTTGCAGAAGAACTCCTTCAGCTTCGCAGACAAATCAGCAGGAAGAAATCAACCTGATGGAAGAAGGTTCTGAAAAGAAGCGCAGACAGATTGAGCTGGATTACCAGCGAGAAATCGATGAAATTAGGAAACAGCGCAAAAAATGGGAAGATGCGCAAGGAGGAAAGCTTACGTCTGAACAGCGGGAAGTATTAGGAAGTCGTGCGTCTAATGCCATGACGTCGCGTGAAAAAGGTCTGGCCGAAATTACAGAAACTGAAAATCAAGCTGCAATCGAGGCCAACGAACGTTACCTGAAAAGCTACGGTACGTTCATGCAGAAACGTGATGCAATCATAGCCGAGTACACCCGTAAAATCTCGGAAGCCACTACCCAGGGAGACAAGGACATACTCCAGAAAGAAATGGATAAGGCACTCTCCTCCCTTGATCTTGAGAAGCTGAAACAGGGAATCAACTGGGAACTTATCTTCGGTGACTTGGACAAGGTATCCAAAAAGTCCCTGAACAAGGTAAAGCAGCAGCTTAGGGACTTCAAGAACTCCGAAGAATACAAGAATATGGCTGTTGATCAGAAGAAGGTCATTGACGAGGCTTTAAGCAACATCCAGTCAACCCTTATCGACAAAGGAGGATTGCTGGCCGACCTACCCAAACAGTTAAGCGAATTAGCCAAGGCACAGGAAGAACTGTCACAAGCTCAGGAGGAATACAACGAAGCCATGAGAAGCGGAACAGATGAGCAGAAGGAAGCGGCCACGAAGAAACTGAATGATGCCCAAAAAAGACAGCAGAACGCTCAGGTCAATGTACAAAAGTCGACAGATAAAACGACAAGCAACCTTGTCACATTGTCGAACGTCATTACCCAGCTTGGTTCAAATTCTGAAATTTCACTCTCTCAGGTCGGTGATTTGGCCGGAAATATAGTAGACATATTTGCAGAAGAGAGCGAGAAACTTGGAGGTATAATTGGAGCTGCATTTTCTCTTTTAGATGCTATCGGGACACAGGGGCTGGATGGTTTCGTAGGTAACATATTCAGTAGTGTCTTTAAGTCTGTAGGTGGAATATGGGATACTTTGACTTTCGGCGGATTCAGCAAACTTTTCGGTATTGGAGGAAACGAAAAAGAGGTGCAGGATACCATCAACAGACTCACGGACAGAAACGAAAAGTTGCAGTCTGCCATCGAATCCCTTACGGAAGAAATGAAGTCCAGCAAGGGAAGCGAGAAATCCGTAGCAGAGTACAATAAAGCCATCAAGTATCAGGAGGAATACAACAAGAATGTCCTTGCAAAAGCGCAGGCAAATGCTGGCTATCACAGTAAGCATCATAGCTGGGCCTATTACATGGGCTGGTCGGAAAGTGACATACAATGGATTCGAGAAAATGTCATGGCAGAATTCACAGGTACAGATTCCTTGTGGCAGATGTCGCCGGAGCAGATGACTTATTACGTCAGAATGTAGACTTGTGGCAGAAAATGGCCGATTCAGGAAAAGGAGGCTATGGAAATGCTGTCGTTGATGCACTAGATGAATATGCAGATCTGGCCGGAAACCTCGAAGGACTGAAAGAGGGACTTTTCGAACAGCTTACCGGAATAAGTTTTGATTCCATGTATGATAGTTTCATCGATACCCTTATGGATATGGATGCATCGGCGGAAGATTTTGCGGATAACCTATCAGAATACTTTATGCGTGCCATGCTTTCAGATAAAATCGGTAACATGTACAGCCAGAAGCTGGAAGACTGGTGGAACAGATTCGGTGAAAGTATGAAGGACGGAAACCTGAGTGAGAGTGAACGTAATTCACTCCAAAACGAATATATGGGGTACGTGAATGAAGCATTGAAACTACGGGATGAACTTGCCGCAGCTACCGGATACGACAAGGCTGGCAGCAGTTCCAAGCAGTCGGCCTCCAGCCGCGGATTCGGTACAGAAATGACGCACGAGGATGCCGGGGAACTGAGTGGGCGGTTTACAGCCGTGTATGAGTCCAATCTTCGTATTGAGACGGCAGAACAGCAGCAAACGGTAGCTATTACCGAACTGCGAGGTTCCATCGGCTCCCTGACATCACAAGTGACCGGTCTGTACAACATTGCCGACGAGACACGTACTATCCTGGCCAATTCCTATTTGGAGTTACAGCAAATCAGAGAGAACACAGGCGAAATTGTCAAACCTATCAAACAGATGCAGGCCGACATTGCCGAAGTGAAACGTAATACAGCAAGACTATGACAGGAGATTTATTTATTAACGGGAAGGATGCCTGGAGCACATGGGGTGTCCGCATGGGTGACAGTTTTCTCGATGCTATCGACGGATTCAACCAGATGAAAGACTACATCGAAGATGAGAGCCGTCTGGAGCACGGGAAGCGAATAATAACCGACAATGCAAAAGTAGCATCGCGTGAAATCACTCTCCAGTTCACCATAGAAGGAGACTCAGAAGGTGACTATCGGACAAAGAAGAAAGCCTTTCAGTCAGAACTGGAGAAGGGAGCCGTAAACATCAAAATCCCCGCTCTTGGGAGCGAAGTCTTCAAGCTGGTTTACCTGGGGAAAAGCATCTCTTACGGGTTAAGTATTGACAGGTGTTTCGGTAAGGTTTCAAGTAAGTTTTGCGAACCGAATCCCATGGACAGAAGCGAATAACAAACATTTCCTTTATTGTTTCAAATGGAAGTCCGGATTTTTAGGGCTTCCATTTGTTATTTATGAACTTTGGGGATATGATTGAAATTAAGGACATATCCGGAAAAACAAGGTTCTCTACCCCTATCAACAAAGGGGCGAAGGGAAAGTTTACACTGATGAAAGAGGACTACATCGTTCTCCCCTTTTCCGTGCCTGAACCTATATATTTTAAACTTGGTGACTATGTAGACCTTTCTGGGGTTCTGGATGATTCTCTGGGCGGATTACTTTCAAAAGTATATGAGGTAACTGACTTGCAGAAACCTTCTTTCAATGCTTCTACCGCTGGATATGATTATGAGCTGAAACTGGATGCTTACTACTGGAAGTGGAAAAACAAAATTTTCAAATACACTCCTGAACATGCTGGATATGAAGCGTCATGGTCTCTCACCGCAGCCCTTGATGTACAGCTTGGTGTGTTCTTACGTAACCTGAAAGCTTTGGGATATACCTATAAGGGAAAAGAATTCGTATTTGAAATAGATTCAACAGTAGAGAATAAGGCAGTTGCAATGACGTATGACAATATGAACCTGCTGGATGCCTTATTCTCAATGGCGGGTGAGGATAAGTGGAACTGTGATTGCTGGATAACGGACAACGTAATTCATTTTGGGCGAAACGAATTCGGTGATGCCGTCAAAATCGAGTTAGGGGTTGAAGCGTCTGCCATGACTCGCAGTGAGAGCAAAGGCACTTATGCCACCCGCATTTATGCATTCGGATCTACAAGAAACATACCTGAGAACTACCGTCCCATTGAAGAGCAGACGGTAGTAAACGGAGTTGTGCAAAGACGACTTATGCTTCCCGCTGGTACGCCATACATAGATGTGTATCCTGACATGAGCCAGGAAGAAGCAATTGAAGACATCGTGGTATTTGACGAGGTATATCCCCGACTTGAAAATACGATGTCAAGTGTATCTACGAGGACGGAAACCGTTACAAATGAAGACGGAGGTCAGGAAACCGTGACTTACTATCGCTATCGTGATACTGGCCTGAATTTCTCCAAGGACTACAGACTTCCGGGACAAGAGCTGACAATTATCTTTCAGTCCGGCAAAATGAATGGATTGGAGTTCGGTGTTATTTTTGACCCGGACAACAACGGAAGCCAGCTTTGGGAAATTGTCCGCAGCGAAGACTACGGACGTCCATTGCCGGATGATACCATATATCCTGAAAATGATGACAAGTATATCCTTTCCGGTTTTGATCCAAAGTTTGTTTCTGTACAAATGATTCCGGACGCGGAGCAGGAACTGAAAGAGAAGGCACAGAAGATAGCAGACCAGCGAAAAAAGGACGATGGTACATACTACACTACCCTCCGGTCAGAATGGGTTAATGAAGACAAGCTGAAACGCTTTTTCGAGTTCGGGCAAAAGATAAACCTGGTCAATAAAGCCTTTTTTGAGAATGGCCGTGAAAGCCGTGTTCTCGGATGGGAGTTTAACCTTGACATTCCATGGGATTCTCCGGTATATACTATTGGGGAAAGTATGCCCTACTCTCGCCTTAATGATGTGGAAGAGAAACTGGAGTCGATTACGTATAAAGGGCATACTTATGTTGGAGGCGGAGGAAGTAGCATATATGTGATTAAGACCAATGATTCTACTGCCCCATCGGACAGTAACGTATTTTCGGCAAAACGGTCACTTGCAACATTATTGAGAAAGGACAAGGAAGACCAGACAAACTATCTCATTAAGCTTCTTGGCGGTATCATATCTCCTTTCCTGGAATCAATTGACTTCGTGACTGGTATGATGGGTGCTGGTATGTCATTCTCTTCAGAAAAGGGCGGCGAGTCTGTCGGATGGATTGACAAACTGTACGTGCGCAAGAAAGCTATCTTCCAGTTACTTTCAATAATGGAGACCGAGCTGGCCGGAGCTTCCTTCATGTTCAACGCCAGCGGGGCCAGAGCAACGATTACTAAGGTCGAGTTTATAGAAAAAAAGGGAATTCGTTTCAGGGATGGTAAAGAAGTCAAGTTCTCAGACGGGAAAAGAGGTTACTCATCTCCTGGAACTTATGGTTCTGTTTATCGCTGTTACTTCCTTGCAGATGATGGTGAGAAAGCCATAGAAAATCGTTTTAAGCCAGGGAATTTAGTACGCTCACAGTCCTTTAATATTAAGGAAGGCGCGTATGACGGCGTATCCAATCACTATTGGTGGCGTCTGGTGGAAAATGTTGGTGATAACTGGATAGAGGTATCCGTGAATCATTGTGACGAAGGCAGCGACATACCCAAAGTGGGTGACGTAATGGTACAACTTGGAGACATAGCCGACCCGGACTATCAGGCTGCAATCGTGTTGTCTGCATACGGAGACGGTGCGCCTTCTCTTACCTTCTATCAGGGGATAAGTTCTTACTCCCTCTCCGGGAAAGATATAGTTTCAATCGGATATGATCGTCTAACTAAAGAAGGATACTTTAATGTTTATGGAAAGACATATATCGGTAATAGGGACAAGACAAATTATATCAGACTTGCTTCTGGAGAAATAGAGGTACGTGCAGCAAGAATATTGTTGTCAAATGGTGAAAGCGTTGTAGATGTAGCAGAGAAAAATATCTCAATTAAACTTGGTGCTACGGGTATTGACATCGAAAAAAATGAGATTGTTATTTCTTCAGATAAGTTTAAAATTAAAAGTTCTGAAGGGAAAGGAATAGCCGTGTTTACGGTTAAAAATGGGAAACCATTTCTTCTTACAGAGTGCATAGATGTAAACTCGTTAAAAGTGAAACATCTGGATGGTGCAGACGGTACATTTTCGGGTGAACTGAAAGCCGCTAAAGGTACTTTTTCCGGAACAATATCTGCCGATGGTGCTAAGATTGGAGGTTTCACTATAGACAACGGTTCCTTGAATTGGAAGGGAAGGGATTTTTTCGGCAATGATAGCAGGAGTATACGGATTGGTGTTCCTACGGATGATAACAGTGGTATGATTGACATAAATTTCAATGGTGCGACTGACGGGAAATTTGGGGTTAAAGTAATTGGAAGCAATGACGGTGGAGCATGTATCTATGCTTCAAGGAACGGTACTAGCAAGCCACATAGTTCTAATACTTATGCCGGATATTTTGACGGAGGAGTACATGTAAACGGAAATCTTTATACCAATACGATATTGTCTAATGAGTTCGGTACCGGATGGTCATTGCAAGCCGATGGATCATATACATACAAAAAAGGAGTAACGAGAACAATATCATGGACTATACAGAATGGTTCGATACCTTCAACGTATAAACTGGTTTTTGAAAATGGAATTTTAGTCGATTAATCATGAAAATAGATTTTAAGAAATTTAAGAAGTACACGAAGATAGATAAATCCGATTTCGTGGAGATTGATGTCAGAGAAATGTTTGCAGATAACATTTTCAATGTGACAGGAGTTGGTATTGCTGATTTAAAATTGGCTGAGAAAATTTTTTCCAGCGATGACGATACCGAATTTTCAGATGATGAAGTTAACAGGGTAAGACATCATGCAGCGTCGCTTCTTCCATGGTTTCTTGCTGGGCTTAATGATGCAATGAGATAATTATAATATACAATGTTGGTAATATCATTAATAACTATAAATTAAAAACAATTATGGCAGCAGAAGAAGATTTTGTATTAAGCTTTACAGGTGAAGAAACTGACAATCTATTGAAACATACAGAAAGTATGAAGAATCAGACAACGGAAGAAGATGGTGAAACGGTACAGGTGTACGATACAAACGGCGTGCCGCATAAGGTGTCGAAAACGGAACTTTTGAAGAAGTCTACACTGGCTCTCCCAGCTTTGGAAGACATCTCCAGTTTTGTCGCTATTAACGCCGCCGGAAATGCCGTCGGAGTAATGACAAAAGAGCAGGTTGCGTCAGTTCTGGCGGGACTTATTGGGATTAATAGCACGGTAACAACAATACTTCAAGTTGGGGAATCCGTTGAAATAGGAGAAACTAACACGGCAAGTATATATTTACTTTCAATTCGTGCTAGTGCTAGTAATACGGAGTATCTAGCTACGTACATATTAGCATGGGCATCCGTATATGCTGCTGGTATAACTAAAATATCTGAATATAGCTACACAAGTAATGTTACGCTAGAGGTATCCAGAACCGGTACTGACAAATATAAAATTACATATAAGACTGGGAATGTATCTTCTGTCGAGCTGAAGTATTCTCTTCGGAAATTAATATTATAGTTGTTTCCATGATGTCCAACTATTATAATGCATTCTTATATATGCTAATCCATTATCTCCACCTGCACATAATTGCATACGAATCCATCCGTCACAAGAAAATGCAACTAATATGCCATAATTCACGGGCATATTGTCCTGTTGTGAGTCAAATTTATAACTCCGTTATTTACGGTATTGGCATCACCTTCCAAATTTAATCCAATAGCACTCAGGAAACCTGATTTTGACATTAATCCATCATTTTTTAAAGTAGCCGTTCCAATAAGTTCCGCCAGGACTTATGGGTATGAATGAAAACAACTGAAATAAAGAAAGCTGTATTGAAAATTATTTGAGTGGTAGAAATTGGGTAGAAAATAGTAACTAGCTTGCTTATTCTACCCGGCTTCTACCAACTTACTGACAAGGCGTGTCAGTCGATTTGAAACCTTTTATTCTTTGTTCGTTTTTATATCATTTACCTTCGCTGAAAAAGGATGGTAAATGAGTAGTTTTGTGTGTGAAATAGTAGTTAGGCCATGAGCGTGTTCCATTAAGTTGGGATGCGCT